CACTACCACAGATCTCTGGCGGACGCCCGTGACCGGATGGAACGGGCACTGGCTGATAGGCTTTCAGAACTTTCTGAAAGTTGCAAAGACGCAGGCATGGTGGGTTCTGCGTTGAGCAAGATCCTCGAACGCGAGGAGCGTGACATGCGTTCCTCTTTGGCTTGGTATGAAGCAGCACGAGCCCTACCCTGCTTGGACGGCCAGTCGTTCGAAGATGTACTTCTCAGCCCCCGCTGGCACCGAATGGGTACCGAGTACCGGCTCGTTACGTCTATCAAGACCGACGACCGGGCTCGGCCTATTCGGTGTATCTGTCAGCCGGACCTCCTCCTTTACAACAAGGAGGACAACACCGTCTGGATCGTGGACCTGAAGACCACCGCCATTTCCCCCAAGATGCGGTTGGCTAGTGTGCCCATCGAATTCCAATGCGAACACTACATGTTTAGTGTCAATGAGTTGCTGAAGACTGGACAAATACAGCAAGCCTTTAAGATCCCTAAAGACGCAACCCTTGGTGGTATGATGCACCTAGCCATCAGAAAACCAAGCATTGAGTTCGGGATGAAGGACCGAGACTACACGCTGGACATGTCGCCATTGAAGTCAGGCCCCCGCAAGGGCTTGCCCCGTAACACCAAGATCTACGAGGGCGAACCACGGTTCGACAACTACCTCGACAGATGCGATGACTGGTATCAAGCACGGAAAGACTACATCGACAAGGCACCGGAGTGGGCCGAAGATCCACCCGTCAACATTTCAATGACAAAGGCGTCCCTAGTACTTGACCCCGCCATCAACAAACGGTATCGTGACCGTGTAAGGCTGGTCCAACACTACGCCCTCTGCAAGCCATACCCAGAGAACTTCCCGATGTCCGATCGGGTCGCCCACATGGGCAGGTTCTCTACCTACTCCCCCTTCATGCTGTCGCCTGTAGGGGATTGGCCGTCGCTGATTCAGAGCGAGGGCTTTACGCTTCGTCGTCGGGATGATCCCATCCCCGAGGAGGTGGAGTTTGACGTGATCACGGAACCCGGCTCGGAGTTCGAGGAATGAAAGCACGCAACAGCAACAAGAGCAAGTTCACACAGGACGCTCTTTACCGAGCAGCAAAAGGTACGCATTCCAGTCCCAAAGACCGAACCAAGGCCAAGGCACAGCCGAGACCCGGCTACAAGAAAAGGCCCAAGAAATGACATCAAAAAGCAGGCAGGTATCGAACGAGGCATACAGAAACAGTGCGCCCACACGAGTCAAACTGAAGAGCAAGATCCTCGCTCTCCTTAAGGAATCCGCACACACGGATGACCACATGGAGCAGTTGCTTGATGCCCCCCACCAATCAGTCTCGTCTACACGGAGACACTTGGTGAAGGACGGGCTGGTCGAAGCAACAGGAGATCTTGAAGTAACGAGAAGCGGGCATCGTGCCCAACTCTGGAGACTTACCGAAAGCGGTAAGAAACTCTTTCACCCTTGGAGGAAATACCCCGATGTCGGATGACACATTCGAACAGGACATTGCAGAGGCAGTGATCCGCCCGAAGTTGCAGAGGGTCTGCGAGAACTACGGTGCCCTCAACACGAAGGCGGATCTCCGCAAGGCGTTCATCGACCAAGAAGGCGTAAGCATGTCGGCTGCCAAGTTTGAAAGTTACCTCAACATGCTCAACATCACCTTCGTGAAGAAGGTTGAGATCAAGGGCCTTTATCCCGATGCACCGCCCCCGGCAGTGGCCGGGGCGGATGCCTCGGAAGAAGAAGTCGTATTTGATAATGAAGATGTTGAACCGTCAAGGTTCAGAAGCCAGCAACGACGTAACGACATGTTCGGATTGGCATGACTCACACAACTCTTATGAAGGGACAACCGATGGGCTTTACCAAACTCGGTTTCTCAGGACAGCGGATGAAGTATCCGCTCAACGCATTGTTCGGCATGGTGGTTGGAGAACAGAACACGGGCAAGTCGTACCTGTTCCAGTCCAACCCCGACGCTTTCATCATCAACCTTGATCTCTCGTCCACCGTGACGCCTGAGTGTCGTGCCACCATCTGGCCCGGCGTTGACGAAAGCGGCCTGCCGATCGACATCGACAACAAGCATCTGGTCCTGACTTGGGACAAGGTGCTGGAGAAGAAGCAGCAACTCATCGACATGGCAAAGGCTGACGAACCCCGGCCCAAGTGCGTGGTGCTTGACACCATCACGCCCTGCGTCCGACTTCTCAAGCCGTACATCGCCAAGAAGATGGACCGCTCCTCCTTCGATCAGGCTCACGGCCCAGCCGCCTACGACAAACTCTTCGACGAGATCCTGTCGTTCGCGTTTGACCTACGCCAAGTAGGTTACGGGGTGTGGTTCATTGCCCACCTCAGCCGTGAGTTTCTGCAAGTCTCCGACGATGGAGCCAAGCAGGAAGAGTTGACTCTCAATCTCTCGGCAGGCATGGTCCGTCGCCTGACGCCAGCCGTCGAGATGATTGCTCCCGTGTGCTGCGATCGACGCTCCACCACAGTGATGGAGAAGAAGATTGTGAAATCCGGCACGAAGGAGATCGAACGGAAGATCCCGAAGGAGCAGATTGTCTACGATCGCAAGTTGGCATTTGACGATCCCAGATTCTCCCGTATCATCCGTACCCGTACCACCAACCGTATGCCCAACATCCCTCTGGATCCTGTTGATCCTTGGGGTTCATTCGAGTCCGCGTTCGATAACGCAAACAAGGAATCCTGACATGAGTATCAAGCGAGCCGTCTTCGACAACTTCGAGTCCGACTTCAACGAGACTGAGGTCTCGCAGGGCTACAACGACTGGTTCCCCGAAGACGGGACCTACGAGTGCCTGATGACCAGCATGGTGCAGGTTGACTGTCCCTTCAAGGAGAAGGACGGCACCACCCACGACGGCACTCTCATCAAGTTCAACTACCGTCTCCTTCAGGACGACGACCAGCCCGACAACCCCCGCTCCTTCGAGGGTGGTCCCATGGTCTTCCCCGACTGTGGCAAGGCTGGCCTCAAGACTGACGGCGGTCAGATCCGTGTGGACATCGCCCTCAAGCGGATGAAGCAGACGCTCACCGTGGCCCTCGGCGATGTGCCCTCCATGGGTGCTGGCCTGATGCAGATGGAGGAACTCCTTGGTACCGAGGAGATCCCCGTCCTTGTCCGCTGCAAGTCCCGTGAGGGTGGCAACGGCAAGGTCTACGGTGAAGAGATGGTTCTCCGTCGCCTCGAAGAGTCCTGAACCAATTCAGTCCTCTCCCCCCACTAAGACCTCATGGGCCACATAAGGTCGGGGGGAGGGGGCATTCCTCCTTTCACTGGACCCGACGTTGTTTCATCCATGGGCAGCGTCGGGTCTTTTTCGTATTCTCTTGGATGTCCAGTCTGGGACGCTGGATACTCTATATACCAAACTAGTCCCCCCACTTCCGGCATGGGGATACCGTTGCCACGGACCCCATGCCTTCATCTCTTTCTCCTTGGCCCTATACTCCTTCCACCAAAGGGGTATGGGGCTTTCTTATGGCGGATTCCTTGACAGAAGTCCCTGTGTGGGCTACTCTCACTCCGGCTCGTAAACACGACGGGCTGGATGCGGCTGTCAGGATCCGCATCACTCAAGACCTCTCGTCAGTACCGCTGCCTCCGTTGGACCTAATGAATCCCTCGCCTCGAGGATTCTGGAGACAAACGGGAACACTGAGCGTCATCGGCCCATGGCTGGTGGCAAAGGTCGGGGAAGGCCCCGGACCTGTTGAGAGTCTACGGCGTCCACTCACCGTAGCCTTTAGACAGGTCCGGGGCTCTCTCAAATTCATAGACCTGATCGTAACTCGAGACCACAAATCAGAACTGGCGGAGTTGATCTCAACACCCCAGTTGCAACGCTTGACCCCCGGTCGGATACCGGCGGGTATTCGCCACACAGACCCCGACAACTACGAGGTCTGGTTTCCACTAGGAGGACCCGATGCACACTGACAACATCACATGCGAAGACGTTCACATCGGCCCGGCTATGACTAGTCAGGTTTTTCATTGGGAGCATCTCTCACAAGAAACCCGAGACAACATACAAAGTCTCATCAACAATGCGATCGACAACGAGATCGCAGATAATCTGTCCCCCGGCTCCGACATCGTGGAGGCGGAGGTCGTCGTTCAAGTCACCATTCACACCCAGATTGCGGAGTATTGAAAATGCACGAAATTACCAGTACCGACAACATCGTTCTCCACAAGGAGAAGGCATGGCACGGCCTCGGCACCGTCGTCGAAGAAGCACCCACCCCAGAGGAAGCACTGAAGATTGCTGACATGGACTGGGTCGTCAACAAGACCATGGGCGTTCGGGGCGGCACCTCCAATGGTGACGTCTTCCACTCGGACAAGTGGGTTCTCAATGTACGCAGCGACACCAGCGAAGTGCTGGGCTGCGTGTCAGAGAACTTCAGCCCCATCCAGAACAGGGAACTCGCCCACTTCTGCACGGAACTGTCGATGGATTCCGTGGTCAAGGTGGAGTCAGCAGGCAGCCTGCTGGGGGGACGCAAGGTCTGGTTCCTGCTGAAGTCGGACACCTTCAACGTCGGACCCAACGAAGACCCCGTCACCCCCTACATCCTCGTCGCCAACGGCCACGACGGATCGCTGGCTTTCACGGGTATGACGACCTCCGTCCGTGTCGTCTGCAACAACACGCTGTCGTGGGCCATGCATGGCAGTGGCAAGGTGTTCTCCTACAAGCACTCTTCAGGTATCTGGGGCAAGTTGCCCGCCGCCAAGGTTGCCATGCGTAAGGCACTCGTCGGTAGACAGGAGTTCGTGGATGCGTGCCGACACCTCCGCAACGTCAACATGACGCGGGATCAGGTGCAAGCCTTCTTCCTCGACATGTACGCCAAGGTCGTGGACCCCATCGTCAAGATGAACAGTGCCGAGCGTACTAATGCGGAAGAGTCGGATTGTCGTTACAACAACGCACTCAGCAACATCTACGAGATCTCGGCGAACTTCGACTACGAGTCGTCGATCGCCGGTGCCACCTACTGGAATGCATTCAATGCTTGCAGTCGCTGGCTTCAGACTCGCGGACGCAAGGGTGGAGATCACGCCGCCGTCAACAAGGTTCTTGGCAATGCGTCCGAGAACACCAGCAAGGCGTTCAAGTTGGCTCTTGCCGCCGCTGGAAACTGATCACCTTTCCCAGCCCCCTACCCCCTTGCGACCGCAGGGGGTGGGGGTGCTTTAGTCAGTCACCACAGAGTACGGATCAAACGCATCAAAGGTCGAAGGTAGGACTCTTGCCTTCTGAGCGGTGCTGAGATCTAGTTCTTCTGGGGTGCGGGACTTCAGAGTCTCAAGACGCTCGGCGAGATACGGTCGAGCAACAGGACGGAAGTCCCTTGGAAGTCTCTGGTACATCCGCTCCTTGAGCGGGACTTCCCTGAGTTGGAGAGCCCTGTCCATCTGGGACTTGTCCACCGAAAGGGGGTACTTGAACCGCTTCTCGAATGCAGCCTTGATTTGGTTGGCCTTACCCATGTTGTTGGAGAGGACGGCGTCAACATACTTACGGCGTTCGTTAACTACCGCCTGCCTGTTCTTGACGAGGAAGGAGTTCAACTCCTGATCCGTCTTGAACATGTAAGAGTTCAGGCCGAGGCTGCCCAGAATCGTACGGGGGGCACTCCGATACTCAAGGAGACTGCCGTCTGAACGGTAGATTGGGACAGTGCCGTTCTCTCGGATGTTGCCCCAGTCAGCAAACTCTCTCTGGATCCCGCCAAGATATCCCTGCGGGGTGGTGATCCGGGGTGCCATGTTGAGGGCACGAGTAAGAGCAATGCCGCCGGGAACAAAGCGGGGGGCTATGACGCCGAGGAGACTCTGGTCTTCGTTGGTAAGAGCCTGTGCTGCCTCACGGACAATAGAAAGGGCGGGAGACAGGGGCAGGTTGTATCCCACCTCGGAGTCAGGGGCCAAAAGGAGTGGACCGACAATCGTCGAATCCCTCATCGTCTGGGCTGTCAGACCCCTGCTGAGATCCAAGCCAAGGGTGTTCTTGCCCAGTTCATAGACGATGGCACTGGTGCCCATCATCCTCATGAAGTCGTGGCCCATCGCGGCAAAGCGACCCTCGGTAGTGAACCCCGTTGCCCCCCACGTTCTTCGACCCTGATCAATCATCGGGGCCGTATCCGTCCACGAAGTCAGCGTTCGGATTGGGAACGTAAAGAACTGGCGGACCCAAGGGATCCCGAGGAAACTGCTCTGGAACGCACGCGGGCTGTTGATCAGGTCAGATCCAAACTGTGTGTTCTGGACCATGTCCTTGACGTTTTCTACAACCTCAATATCTCCGCGATTAGCAGTCCCCTTGACGACCTGAAAGACGCCATCCTTGGTGGGTTTGATTCCTTTGATTCGACCAGAAGCCTGCATGGAAGCAAGCATCGCTTCCCCAGTCACCGTCCGGTTGAAGACTTCAGTGTGCGTAAACAACTTCAGGGGGAGTTCGCTTGCCCAGAAGCGGAATCCACCCTTCTTGCCTGCACGGTTGAGTGCGGCCTCAGCAGCAAAAGCCTGTTGATCTATGAGTTCAAAGTCCGTTGCACGGATATCAAGTAGATCAATGCCGTTTGGATACTGCTCGGTAGCAAAGTTTGAAAGCCGGAAATGCTTGGCTCTCAACTGGTCAACCTTCATGGGGTCAGGCCGAAGACCCATGCCCATACGCTCTTGGATGTACCCAAAGTACTGTTTGAGTGCATTGCCATAGCCCTTGATCATGGCGGGGGCACCCATCCACGAT